TTGGGCTTCCGTTAAGACTAAAACTGGTTGATATCTGATTGGCTGTTTGCTCAAACCCTTCGCCACCCTGTAGATTTTGTGTTCTTGTTTGAGTATATGTGATAGTGCTGTTGTCAAATGTCCAATTCCAGGGGTAAAAATTTAAATTGCCAAATATATTATTCCAACCAAATGCTGTTGTGGTTAGTGAATATGTTCTTGTGCCAGCATCCCAATTACTATCACTTGGGGTTTGTGCAATATATCCGATATTACTTTGTAATTGCATGCTGATGGTATACTGTTGCCCATAATCATATTCCTGGATGACTGGATGTGTTGTGTTGCCAAACAGTCTACCAGATTGATTTTCTGTATATGTTCTAGCATCTGCAATGTTAGCACTTATTTCGTCATTGGTAACTGTGCAGTTCGCCCATTGATTAACTTGTGTGTTAAATCCATCTGGATTGGTTAGGCTCCAGTTAAGTGTGAAGTTTTGATCAAAATCAATATAGGGATAGAAGGTTAAGGTTTGCATTGTTAGGTTAACACCAGCTCTATTTCCCTGTATGGTAATGGCTCTGCCTACAGGATTAACCGTGGTGCTGACACCTTCATAAGCATCCCAATCCCAACTATGAATGGCTAAACTACTGCTGGGTGTTATTACCATACGGTAGGTGCCATCTGCTTCTATGTCTGTAATTTGAGGATAGTCGTTTATGTTAACTATGCTATCTTCTGTGAATGAGATTTGTGAGAGACTTGATTTATCCAACTCATCATGCGGCACAAAGGTTACGGTATTTTTCCATATGCGTGTGCCTTCACTACTGGTTAAACTCATCGTGATAAATGTATTGGTGCTGAAATCTCTTGGCACAACAATACGAGGACTTTTAACGAGATCCCATTCGCCTACTCCAGCAATACCTGACAATTGAAATATACCTGTAGAAGGATTACTGGCTGTTAATCCTGTAGGTAAAGGACTATACCAACTTACTGTGGCATCTGATATATTTTTAACATTACATTGTAATGTAATTGTTGGATCCAAACTTTGGGCCTGTGTAATATCAAAATATGTCTGCATATAGAAATCATCACCTTCAGGTAATGTTGCAATATCTATATTGGTATTGGGTCCAGCATCGGGTGTGTCAAATACTAAGATTTCTGCTCGCTCATCCCCAAATCTTAAACTGGTGTTGCTGAAATCATTTAATTCTTGTAAACTATTCATCGTAAATCTCCGCGGGATCAATACCTGCACCGTATCTTGTGTTGGTCATATAATCATGTATGCAGTCACCTGGCATTGTCATACTATTAGTTAGTTTAAATGCAATGTCGCCTAATTCTATGGCGGCTCTTTCAGCATTGTAGTTGACTTTGATTACGGCAAATATCAAATCACTCATTGTGTATGTTGAATCCCACGTGGGTATTATGTCATAAGCATTGGCAAGACTGCCATTGGTATAACCGTCTGGCACAACGGGATCTGTGCTGGATCCTGCAAAACAATATATTTCCACTAGGTCTTGCAAACTATAATCTATGTTGCCTTCTCTGTCAGACACATAGTTAACTGACGTTCCGTCAGTGTCAAACACTACTCTACTGTCATTCCAGTAGATATTCTGAAACGTAAATGCACTGGCTGTGTCATCTGATATTTTTGTTCCTGTCTTTTCACATATAGTAACCACATAATACATGGTGGTATTATTATTGGCAATGTGAGCGTCAGTTATGATGCCTTCTAATACCGCATTGCCGTATATCACAGGTATTTTGTGTTCTGCATCTGGCTTTAATTGTATTCTAATACTTCTGTCAATAGGTTTGCTTTCAACCTGATTGCGAGTGGCTCTATTACCACTGGTAATACTTTTGGTTGCCTTGTTTAATAGGAAACCTGTAAGTGCAGTTCTAGCCAATTGGCTACCTACACCGCCGCCTGTTAGAAATCCAACGGCTTTCTTACCAACGTTTAAGATATCTGTAATGAAACTCACGTTTTTCTTCCGAAGTTAAAGTTGCTCTTTGCTAATGACAGCACTCTGTCAAAACTCTTGTCTGAAGCAAAGAACTTTTTCTGATCTATAGGATTAGTTCTTCTGCCAGTGACCTTATTACTCATGGCTTCAACAATGCTGGCACACATGATGTCTATGGTATTGGTTGCAACACCTTCAACAGGATCAAAATCTTCATTTAGATTGTAATTAACAACCTGTCCTGTAAATTTGCCCATGGGATTGCCAGCGATATTCAATATCTGTCTAGTGGAGCCATCAAAAAATGCTCTAAAGATATACACACTACTGCCTTTAATCTTGCTATTAACAATTTCAGCAATACTGCTATTGGGTATGCCACTGACACTAACGGTTGCTTCGCTGGGTGCTGAACGTAATTCTGTAGCCGTTGATGAGATATTCAATAATCCACCTAATGGAGTATACACATTACCGTCAATGGTTTGGGGAATATCATAACTGCTGAATGTTAAGGTCTGCACACTAGCATTGGCTGAAGGTGTGGCTTTGTAATGTTCACAAAGTATATTCACAAACAGTGCAGTTTCAATGGTAGAGTAATTGCTTAGGTTTATGCTCATTCTACCGTCTCATAAAAAACAAAATCACCATCCCAAAACACCTGGTTTCTGGCTGCAATACTCCAACTGGGTAATTCTACACAAACCACTTTCCAAAATACATCTGGACCCACATACAGTTGATATGCTTCGCTAGGTTCTCTTATGGGTCTATTTAGGTAAACGGTATTGCTGGTATATGAAGTAGCATTGGCTACTGTATATACATTACCTTCAAATGTCTGTGGACTGACCCCATACACATAACCTATCTGTATGTAGTCACCTGCCACAAACTTATTGCCACTTGTTATACTACCGTTGGTAAACAATTCAATGTTGGCATATCCTTGTGTCACATTGGCAACAAAGTCTGTAGTGGTTGCACAATCGCCCTGATAAGCATTTAACCAACTGGTATATCCTGCATCACTCAACTGAACATTACCAGTTGTTGTTCTGCCTGCTGCCATGATTTCTTCTATATAAGCACGATTTAAATCCCAGGGCATACCATCCGGCATCCTTACTCTAAATCTCCAGGCTTCACCTCCACGACTTATGCTTCTAACGGTATTATTCCGTGTAATGGTTGACGCCACTGTGGGACGTTTATCTATAGATATACTTTCAGCCTTGTCAAATAACCATTGATATGCTAGGGTTGTCATTATCTTCTTCCTATAGGTTGTCTTCTACGACCCTGTTCTGCTACTGCATGTATAAAACCTGGATCTCTTGCTACTAATTGTTGGAAACTTGGTGCGTCCACTGCTGTGATATAGTAGTTTACACTTTGTCCTAGGCTACTATTAGGTATTACGTTGGAACCACCTGCTCCAATAAGCAACTCTGGCCCCCGCTCACCAACTAGCACTGGTGAATTATTTGGAATCATACCACCGTTGGCAAATCCAAAGAAACTTTTAACTCCGCCAAATACTTTACCAATCGCACCACCAATGCCGCCACTGCTGCCACCGCCAATGCCACCACCTGGTTTGAATATATTGCCGATACCACTTACTACCTTACTGATACCACTGACAGCATTGCCGAGACCGCCTAATATGTTGCCGCCTCCACCACCGCCACCGCTGCCGCCACCTAGGACTGCAGGAGCAAGACTACTGATAGCACCGCCAATGCCGCCGCCTGATATGAATCCACCACCACCGCCACCGCCGATTTGTCCTGGGTTGAAAATGCTGGCCATTAATTGTTTAATCTGACTGCGTAGTAATTCTTCTAACATCATGTTAACAAAGTCACGCCATTCAAACTTACCAGTCTTGACAAAGTCAACTAGAGCATCTTCCATACCCTGTGTGGCTTTTTCAAATACACGTTCTGCTGTTTTAGCCGCATTGGTTGCATCTTCCTGATATCGCTTCCATGCTCTATTCCAACCAGCACTAAATGTTCTACTCTGATCATATAATTCTTTGTGCTGTTGTTTTAGTTTTTCATTATTTCTACGTGCTATTTCTAATACTTTTTGCGATTCTTCTGGAGTCAGTTCTCTACCTAACTGCTCTTCCATTGCACGTTTTTGTGCTCTTGCTGATGCATTGGCAGCCAACTCAATGTCATAGTAGGCCTGCTCTAAGGTATTAAGTTGTTGTCTACGGAATCGATCGTAAGTATCCCTTAATGCATCCTGTTGTCTTTGCGATTCGCGAACAGCATATTGTTCTATTTCATAGGCTGCTTTTCTTGCTTCACTATTTCTAATGGCTGCTTGAGTTGCTTCTAAGTCTGCTTGGTATTGTTCACGCAGTTTTTCAATAGTTGCATCTATTACTGCTACACGCCCTTCTTTCTTTTCTTCTGCAGTGAGTTTGGCTTTGGCTTCTTGTAAAGCCAATACCTGATCTTGCAAATTACTCAATAAATCTGCTTCGGCACGGCGTAATTCACTATATTCTCTACTAGCACCTAACAGTTCTGTTTCTAAATTGATGCTTTGGCGACGTTCACTATTTTGCTTGGCAAAATTGATTAGAATCATATCCTGTTCTAATCTAAAAGTCTTAAGTTTATCGTTTAGATCACTAAAATCGTTAATGCCTTTTTCGATTTCGCCTGTTTTGAATATTTCTAATTCTGTATTAGGCATCTCAACCATCTGCTGGTTTAGTTGCTCTACACTTGCTCTAAGTTCTTCTGCTCCGTCAGTAGCATCTGCGAACATTTTGTCAATGGTGAAAATTGCACCTGTTGCGGCTGCAAGTCCGGCGGTTGCTTTAACTAAACCTACACCTGTAACACCTTGAAGTAGTGTTCCTGCCACAGCGGCTGCCTTCATAGCCTTGGCTACATCATACAATGCAACTGCCATAGAGATAAGTCTAGTGGTAACTGCGGCTGCCGCGAGTGCGGCTAATACTTTTACCAATATCTCTACATTTTGAATAACAACAGCAACTGCTTTTCCAAAACCACCGGCAACCTGACCAATCAATGCCTGGTTAGCATTAATCCAATTGGCTAAGCCATTTACTATGTCTGCTAGTGCTTGCCCAAAGCCACCTTGGACTAAGGTATCTGTTGATTGCTGTAGTGCATTTTGAAGTTTGGTAAATGCTGTGCTTAAACTATTGGCACGTGCTTCAGTGGCACCACCAAACAATTCATTAAGACCTTCACTTAAAATACCACGTATTCTCGCGGCACCTTCCATGGTCTGACCAAGTTCTGATATTTGATTACGTGCAATGCCTGCCTTTTCAGCAAGAATAGTGTAAACAGGAATACCACGATCTTGTAGTCTTTCAAGATCTTCAAGTCCCAAACCACCAGCCATTGTTCTTGTAAACAAGTCTGTAACAGCCTGCAGGGCTCCCATACTGTCCACTGAACTCTTACTAACATCTGAAAATAGTTTTAATTGTGCTACTGTGGGTTCAATACCAGCACTCTTCAGTTTGATAACTGTGGTGGCTAATTGATCAATGTCGAGGCCAAGTCTCTGTGCAAGACTTTGAGTATCACGGAATGCTTTACCGCCTCGTTCTAGATCTCCAAACAGAGTTCCAAATGTTCTGCGTAGGTCATCTAGTTTGGCACCAGTCGTAGAAATTTCCTTAAAAGCAAAGGCACCAGCAACTGTGGCTCCAATTGTTTTTATGGTGTTGCCTAATCCGTTGATAGCGGATTGAGCACTCCTGGTGTCTATGTCTACTCTATATCTTACATCAGCCATGTTGTTACTTCCTTATTGTTTTCTTAAGATATCGTTCTACATCTCTTAAGGTAGGTTCCGTCATACCACGACGTGCTTGTTGACTGTAACCTTTATCAAGTCTTTTAGCATAAGGATAGTTGGCTTCAATAACTCTTCCATTGAGGCGTGTTTTGTTAATAGCATTACCTGAACGGTAAGGAGTATAACCAACAAAAGAATTGAAGGCAACTTGGGGTAGTTCTTTAACACCACGTGCCATCTTTCTTAGGCTTGGAGTCATTGTGTTTCTTGTAACTCTAACTGCCATGTTGCTTGCTCCTTTTGACTATTTCTTGTAATTGTTCTTGTGTGTAGTTCTTCGTTGGCGGCATTTGTCCTGAATTCAATGCATCTGCCCTACGATCATGATAAGACCTTATTTCCAAAGCCTCTGTCACAATATACACGTCAAGACTATCACCTCTTGCAACGATTTCGCTGGGTAGACAATGATATCTACTAGCCAGCGTATCTATTAACAATATCAAATGTGCCAGTTCGCTTTCTGGATCTACATCTGAATTGGTTACTTTCCCAACCCATCTACTACCTTTGTCATTACTCTCAATAGGATTTTGCTTGGCAATGTATTCTCACCTTCGATTAACTTATTGCCTTTTTCATCCATAATCAAGTCTCTAACAACATCTATGATAGCACCTTGGTTATCTGCCTGAACTGCACTCATCTTTAAGAACACGTCCATTGGCTGTCTATCCCAGGTATAAAATTCAAGTGGTTCCCCATACTCTTTGACTGTTTCTTCGTCATCTAGAGTCATCACTACTAATTGTGGTTTTTTACTAAGTTCGGCTAAATTCATTTCTGATCTCCTTGTCTTTTAATCATTTCATTCATTAGAACAAGACTAAAATTTAATCTGTTCTGAATTTTTTCTAAATCACCTTTGGCACATCGTAATTCGTTTGTGGCTTTTGCCAACTCACCAATCTGACTTGCTACCAGTTCTTCATTGGTCTTTTTATCTAATACGTCCATCTGCAAATCTCCTAATTGTATTTATTGATAATAAAACAGGGCGATTAAGCCCTGTTTTACTCATAACTTTGTGTCTTTAAATCGTTGTGTATTCACCTGATATAGTGAATGTCACTGGTGTTGTCCATACAGGCTGGTCTGCACTAATTGTTGGAGCAAGACCTGTAACGTAGGCTGTTGCCACGAAAGTCTTTGTTCCTAATGTTGTGCGAAGTTCTACCTCGGTTTTTGCATTGGATAAACCCAATAAACCAAGTTTGTCAGCACTACCAACTGTTGCACTGGTGTTTCCAAAGAATGTATCTTCTTCAACAACAACTGTTGTGGTAATACTGTTTGTAGAAGTAGTCGCAACCTGCAATTTACTTCCTTCATTTAACTGACTCCAAGTAAAGACATCGTTACTGTTGTTAACAGTTAGGTCTTGAATACTTGGAACCACCAAGTTGCCAACGATAGGACTAGGACTCAACACTCTCATAGAGACTGTTGGAAAGTCTGTTCCTGGTTGGACTGCTACATAACTAGTAGGCATGTTATAGTTCCTTTAATTTAAGTATTTTTTAAAACTAAATTCAAACTCTGTAACCAATAAATCCCCAGAATATTCGGTTGATACCTGACATAACTTTTCTAATACTCCAGTTATGCCAGACGTCAATCTTAATTCTTTAATGGTTTCTACCAGTGTTTCATAGTTTGAAGGTAGTTGTTTAGCATCATTTACGAAGAATGCACGAACAGTGATGATTTCATCAACCCAACCGTTGCCGTCAAGTAAGTCAAAACTTGGGGTATGGCTGTATTGATCAACATCTACATATATTTTTTTAGGGTTTTTAAAATACAATGGGTTACCGTCAGCCTCAAAAGGCAACTCAGTTGCCACCCGGTATGTTCCTAGGGTGGTTGAACTTAGACCTTGTATTGCTGATAGTATTTGTGTTCTCATCGTATTCTCTTTAGGTTAACTTGCCATGGTTGAAATTCAGAGCTTTCTACTGCTCCGTCATTGTCATGGTCATACCAATCACCTGACACAGTCAATTCATCAAATAAGATATTATATTTCTGCTGATAAAAACTGATTTTTTGTTTTTCTGCATTGTCATCCGGCCCAAAGTCTGCGACTGAAGGTAAGATGTAATTATAGAATGCATAGTAAACACATAAATCAGTAAAATCTGCCTGACGATTCTTAATCCTATTAATATCTAATGGTGGAATGTCTGCGACAGTGTCAATAGTGACGGATGGATTACGTTTTACATAATAACTCCGCCACCATGACGTTGCCCTAAACAAACTTAATATACGAGATGTGGCTCGGATTAACTGCGTCTCTACCACATCTTCTGTAAGGCCTTCGTTGGTGTCAAACAGCCGCTGATCTGCATCTACCGCGTCCTGGTATTCAGCAAAACTTAAAACTGTTACTCCATTGCTTATGAAGGCCATCGTTTATCTCCTAATTAAACTGTGCTGTCAAAACCTAATGCACATCCGTGTCCTTCATAGATTGTGCCTACGCCATACATTGCTGTTGCAACGATTTCATCTGCACGTAATGAAGCATCACGTTGTGTTTCAATTTGGATGTCACGCATAAGAGCAAGACCCAATGCTGAACGATGGAACACAGCACCAGTAAAGTCATCACCTGCGACTTGTGATGCTAGGTTGCTGGTTTCATACACAGGCACGCCTGCAAGCAATCCCAAATAGCCAGTTGCCATGGCTTCATTCTGGATGATGCCGTTTGTTGGATTCTGGTATGTGTTGGTTAGATCAGCTTTTAGATCGTATGCAATACGTGGATGTAGCACACATGATAAATCTGTGCTTGGAACACCCAAACTCTTCAACTTAGCAACTGCTTTGAAGATGTCTGCGGCTGCAATTGTTGCACTTGCGGCTGTAACATTACCAATCAAGTTGGTTGTAAAGTCGCTAAACAGTGCTGTGATATCTTGGTCAATTTTACGTGCAATTGCTTCACCAAATAGTCGACCAACGTCTGCAACAACATCGCTTGCACTTGAGATGCGAGCTAGGTCTGTAACTGATGTCATAACACCAACTTCAGCAACTGTTAGAGTTGCACCGCTTGTGCTTACTGTGTTAGCAGTTAGATCTCCACCTTCGCTTAGGCTGAATGCTGTCTGCTGTGGATATACTGGAACTGTAACTGTCTTACCTTGTTGTGGGCCTACGTTATAGACTTTAACAAGATTGCGCATAATGCTTTGCTCACTAGCAACGAATGTTGCTTCTGCAACAATACTTGGTAGCAAGTCATTTAAACTTGTGGTTGTAGAACTCATTGTAATATTTCCTTATTAAGTTTATCTAAGTCCTCGTGCCTTGCGAAACTCTTTGTATCTGGCACGATCTTCTGGATTATTCATGTCTAATTTAGACACATCCAGGTCTAATATGTTTTTAGCGTCACCGTTAAGACTTGACCTTGTGGCAGTAGTTGCTGGTGTAGCACCAACAAAGTGAGGATTTGCTTCTAAAAATTCTTTAACCAAATCATCAACTCCATATGGATTGCCGCTATCTAAATAACGCACAGTCCCTTCTGCACTAACCACCTCTACATCACCATCATCATTTAATCGTAAATTATTTTTCAACAGACTTTTAACTTGTTCAGCGTTGACTGCTTTGTAGCGAGCGGCGGCTGTGGTTAAAGGCATGTCTACTTTATATTCCTTAATCTGCGAGTCACGTCTTGCGATTTCACTATCTTTTTTGGCAACAATCTCTGACAAAGTTTTTTCAAACTCACCACGCTTAAGTTGCTGTTCAGTTTGCCGTTTTTCAGCCTCCTGTTTCAACTGTCGTAGTTCCTCTGGACTGCCAAGATCTTCATACGGTTTAAGAACTTTTTTTGATAAACTGCCACGTATACGTGCCATCATATCATCAACTTCTTTTTGTGTGTATGATTTTTCTATTGCCTGTGCCTGATTTTCAGTTTCTGGTAGGTCTGTAGCATCAGTTGCTGTTTCACCTGTAGCCAATGTATTTTCTGACATTGTAGCATCGCCTCCTATATGAGTAATTTAGTATTTAGTGTTAATAATTCTAACGCTTAGGCTTGTAGCCTGTCTTCTTCTTTTTCTTCTTGCCATACATAGTGTTTGCTCCTTTTATGTTAGTGCAGTTTTATTTACTGCAAATCTTGTGTGGGTGTGTCCCCACCTTCAAGATATTCGTGTGTATAACCTAGTTCGCTCAGAGCAAGATGTTCTGCTTCAGTCTTTGCCAATACTGCTTGTCCTGAGGGACTATACATTATATGCACTTGGAAGGTTTCAAGTTCTTGTTTTTCATCGTCATCCAAATCAAGCCAATGCATAATCTTGTTGTCAATACCCGCTTTTACTCTTGGGTCAACAGGATCAGTGCTGGCTGCAATTTGGAGTTGTCTTATTTCACCTTCTGTGTTTCTAATATTAAAACTACCAGGATAGTCGATATAACCTGTCCACTCACTGTCCTGATATTCAGCCCACAAACGCCACATCTGTTCTTCAGCCAACTCTAAGTTGTCAGCCATTTCTGACAGTTTAGCATTCAGTAAGGCGAATTCTGTTTCAATTGCTACCCCACTCATGGTGCGACTTTCAGTAGCACGAACTGCACCAGTGTTTGCCATTTTGTCTATAGCATCAATCTGTTGTTGTATACCACGATAGATACTTTCAATGTTTGCACCTGAAAATTCCAATAGATATGGTTTGAGTCCTGAGTCCATGGTTTCTGGCATGTGTATAAGTGCACCTGCTCCCGTTCCAACCTGCACATCAGGTGTTGTTACCATTGAAGGGTGGCTGTCTAGGCGAACACTTTGTGTGATTTCTGAGTGTGCATTGTATATGGCACGTTGCATATCACTGATATCCGCAATTGCACTAACACCTATGCCTCTTACGATGCTTTTAGCATTGTAAGCAACCACAACTGGCACTCGTCCCAATTGGTTCTCTTCTTCAAATGCGTCAATCGCTTCGCCTGTTTCAGTATTGTGGATCCAGGTGTAGATTGTGTCTGGTGTCCACTGTTTAACTGTTCTAATTTCGTCATTGATGTCTTCTATATATTTCATAGCATCAATCACATAACGTCCATTAGGTTGGCGTTCGTAACTCCAATCCAACACAACCAATGGTGTAAGCACACTAACGTAAGGTCGAACGCCGCCACGTAATTCATCTGCTCTTGTGATTGCATCAATGTTGGGCTTAGATACCATTATGAAACAGTGTCCAAACACATTTGCCCATGTGCTGACATCTTTCATGAAATTGTCTAGGCTTGTTCCTTCCAAGTCAGCGTCATCCATGAAGTCTGCCAACTCAGGTAAATTTTGCAATGTTCCAAAATCTCTTTCAGGTCTAGTTCTAAATAAGAAACTGTTATACACACTAACAACTGATTTACAATGGTTGTCTAAGGGTGTTTCTCTTAATCTTGCACGATATTCTGCATCTGTTTCTAATTGGTAGCGTGTTAGGTGATTACCATTACGCCACTCTTCTCCACCAAGATACGCTTCGAGGTAAAACTTCCAACGTTCTTTGTAATCCATATACAATTGGTTGCTACTACCAACTGAATTGATATCTTGGTCTAAACTTCTAATAATTGTCATCTCGTAATCCTTCGTGTGGGCTGATGAGTTCCGATGTTATGTCCCCATCTTTGAGGTATTGTGTCTTCTGCTCTGTCTCTACGCACAGGAAACAAGAAATCTACGGCATAACGTAGTGCATCACTCATGTGATCATAACCTGAATCCTTATCTGGTTGACTAGTTCCTGGCTTATATGTGTGCTTTTCCATGCACTCTATTAATCTGCGACATTTAGGATCTATAAACAGTGTTTGTTCGCCTAAACTGTTGCATAGTTTACTATTTACTGCGTTTATTCCGTCCCTAACTGGGTTGTGTTTGTTTGGTGCTTTGACTACAAATCCTGCGTTCTGTAGGATAGTGAGGTCAGTAGCGCCGCCTGCACTTGTCTTTCGTTGTCTTGAAGCTGGGTCTGGCATAACCCACGTGTTTTGTTTTGGGTAGCGTGAATGTATTTCTTCCACTGCTTCTTGGGTATTACTAGAATACATAACGATTTCATCAATGGCGTGTAGGACATTGTCTTTCCTTGCGAGAACAACCATGGTCATAGGGTCTATGTTGAAGTCCATTCCAATATAGATAGTGTTGGGAGTTGCCTCCTCCCATGGTTTAACATTTAATCCTCTATCGTAACTATACCATATTCTGTTAGACACATCCTCCCATGAGGCTTCATACTCTTGTCTAAATGTGCGCTCGTCTAGTTCGTGTCTAGCGGCTTCTATCTCTTCTGGGCTAACATTGCCTCCTTGAAGAGTGGTATAACTAAAACTTTCCCATTGATGTTCGTTGACATCTTCGCCACGCTGATATAAATCGTAGGCCCAGTTCTTTCCTATGGGTGTTGTGATGAATAGTGCGGATCCATTGCGATCTGACAGGGTAGGTCTCAATACTGTTGTCCATGCACGCTCATCAATAAAGGCGAACTCATCCATAATTAAGAAATCAAGTCCGATTCCCCTAAGGTTTTCGAAATTGTCCGCACCTCGAAGTGAAATACGACTATTGTTTTTGAGATGAATGGTTAGATCACTTTCATTGGTCTTGGTAACCCAGTTCATGTCTATAAGTCGACCTTTGATTTCGTCCCACATGATATTGCGTGCCATGCGATATGTGGGTGTTACATAATATGCGTGTTTATTAGGATGTCTACAGAAACGTGCCAACTCACGCATAGCAAGATAACTTTTGCCAAAACGTCTACCAGCACACAGCACACGGAACCTTGCCCCTGACTCTGTTACTGATTTCTGTCCTGTGTTTAATGCCATTAAAGTCGTCTCAACACTGATACAATCTGCGGATCTGGTCTTTCTTCAACCAATTCAAACACACCTTCTGCTAGGATGTCTTGATAGATTTCCCAACAGCCAGGAATATGACCCCGCTTGCACATGTCATGTAGTGCAAGATATCCACCTGGTTTGATCTTATTCTTTAGTAGTTCATAGCCATCACGCTGTGCTTGAGGCCAGTCCATGTCAATGAATGCATAGTGTAGGTCCTCAATGAAACTGACATCTGTAGCGTCTGTAACCAGGCCTTTGACTAGAACAACCGTATCATAGCCTAGTTCATCCAGTTCTGCTTGTATGTGTTCATCAGTATATCTATCGCCATAACGGTCTTTGAGATTATACCAATGTTCCATACACACAGCCGCCATGCTGGCTTTACCACCTGCACGTTGACTGGCTTCACATCGTGTCAACATTTCTTCTACAGGATGTCCCTCATAGGTGTCAAACCCCCATATGGTGTCTGTTCTATCGCCCCATATACGACGCATGTTGGCCAGTCCGCCACCGTAGGCAACACCCATCTCACATCCACGCAACTGTTCATCTGGAAACAGGTCTAGCAATTCTGTTTGATACTTGCGTGTGATTAGGTGTGCACCGTTGTTCTCGTTTAATTCAATATCTAATATCTTCATATCTGTTCGCCTTTAATCGTCTGTCCATGGTAAAACTTGATCTGATTCTGTGTTAACAGGTTGATCACTTTGTCCTAACATGTTCTTGCCTAGCCAAATCAACATTGAACAATTACCACTGAGTGCTAATTTGATCTGTGCTTGTCTTAATCTTTGTTTGGTTTGTTCTTGTCCTTTAACCCAATAATCATAAAAGTTATACTTCATGGTTTCTTCGGGCACACCAAACCATTGTGCGATGTCACGCATGGTGCAACCTAATGTGCTGAGAAAGAATACTTCGTCTGGTGGCACTACCTTTTTGTTGTTGCCACGACCCACAGTGAGCCCTTCCCGAGTTACAGTTCCCCACTTGGGATTCTGTCTAGGTTTGAATACCCACTTTTCTTTTTCTTTCTGTTCAGGAGCCTCGGCGGCTACTTCAGGTTCAATTACAGGATTATTTTGTTCCATAACTATTATTTATATTGTATTCCAACCTTGACTTGTATACACATTTTGCACATCATCAAAGTAACGTTCATACTGTGGTGCTATGTGTTGGTAGGTAAATTGTTGTGCGTGTTCTCGACACTGACGTGCATTCAGTTGCCGTGTGTTGTGTAGTGCATCCACAAAGTCGCGGCGTGTTCTACAACGATAGCCAGTAACACCGTCACGGTTAAACTCTGCAAACGCACCCCAGTCTGGTGATATCACTGGTGTGCCGCTTAGCCAGGCTTCTACCTGCACTCCCCCGAAGGGTTCTAGGTATCTTGATGCTATGAATAGGCTTTGTGCTCGGCTCATTAGATACTTACGCAAGTCTTGATTAGCATAGCCCACGCAGGTTACGTGTTGGGGTGTAGTGGTGTAGCCTAGATCCTTTAAACTGCCTTGTCCAGCGATGATTAGACGTTTGCCAGCGGCTTGAGTTGCGTCAATGGCAATGTCTACACCTTTGTTCCACCCTATTCTGCCTAGGTATAACACATAATCATCCTTGACAGTGTTGTAAGCAAAGTCGTCAGGGTTAAAGTAGTTGGGTATAACCACATGATACCAGTCTTGAGTGCATTGGTTAACACCATCAATGCCTACCATTGCGTTTCTTATTGCGTGACTTTCATACACACGCCAACGTGCCCAGGCTCCCCCGTATCCTATGCCAGGTTCAATGGCAATTAGGTCGGGGTGAGCGTCACTAATGGGTTTCACACCCCAACCCCAGAAGCATAACAGCAAATCGCCTGGCTGTTTGCGACGTTCAATCTCTTTTATGGCTGTGGCGTGAAAGTGGCTATGAGCAGTATCTTGAATATCATAATAGTGGGCGAAACCTAGGTCTCTCCACCGTTGTTGATCTACATACTCATCACCATAGGCTTGTCTATGTTCACGGTCAGTTATGACTGTGACGTGTTCTACATTGGGTTGATCGGGCGTTTGGCTAAGTTCATGTCCATAGTGATATATATGGTGTCCTCTAGGAGCCATCATGTCTAAGAATTTTAGGACTTTTTGTGTGAATGCACAGCCTGTGAAAACAGGATTGGTTTGTGTGTGGGGGATACCTAATACGTGTATACGATGTGTGTTTGCCATTTGTTTCCTTGTGGGTTTTTTATTTAGCCACACAAAAAGGCACTGGGTGCCTTTAAGGTATTAGTAAGCCATACTAAATTTTCACTAGGAAAAGTTTTGACACCGGCCGTTACTCCTGCGTCACATGTATTTAGCAGATTACAGTGTCTTCCAAGTGTTTTTATGTTGTTGCTTTATGTTTTGAATTGTATCACCCAATTTTGTTTCTATCTGTTGTTTAGCCTGGGCATACTTGTCAACCCTGTCAAATTGTGCATCCCATTTCTTTAATCCTTGTGGATTAGCATTGGGCCCAGGATTCTTGTATTCAGCATGATAAGCATTGACTTTAAATATGGTGCTCTTGGCACTTTGGTATTCCTTAAGACTGCACAATTCTGTTTGTGCTGTTTTGTGTCCCTGTTGTGCTAGGCGTAATGCGTTTTCTAAATCTTCCAAACAGGCAAGAGTTTCGTCATATCGCCAATCCATAACACGCAAGAACATCATTGTGCCCTTTTGTTCAACACGTGGTTTCCAACGCTTAGGGTTTTTAGGGTATGGTGCTTGTTGTGCGTTGAAAGGCACAAAACTCACAATGCCTAGTCTGTCTGCTTCTTGACATATAGCATCCAAATCTTTGATGAAGTTTCTTGTGTCCAATTTGTCCAAGTATACACTAGCGTCATTGTCCCATATGCCTATCCACTCGCCTTTTGGGTAATAGTCTAGCACGTGATTTCTTGCCTCTGGAGCATTGCTTCTTGGGATTGGTATAACCTTATCAAATGCCCAATAGTCATCAAATAAATCGTTACGATTGTGGTGCTGTGTGAAACAGGTAAATGTGTGTCCTGCATCACGCCACAGTTTAAAGTCTTCTTGTATGCGATGAAAATATCGTGTTCTGTATTCAAACAGCGTTTCGCCTCGTGAATTGATTACAGTATTGTCACCTCTGTAATCAATTATGTTAATTTTCACATTGTCTCCTCTAAAAACTTCTTAACTCGTGCTGATGAAATAAACTTCTGTATGTTTGGAGTGTAATCAATCAAACTTTCAGGACTATAATCAACACCATCAAAATAACTTGGATAGCAACTGCCTAAATTCAATTTGAATAAACTTTTGCCATTTCTTTTGCTTACCTTATAAGGGTTTGCTTGAGCACCAAAAGTTTTTGGTGAACGCACAATTTGAATCATATCAAAACCTTGTTCATTTACAAGTTTAACGATGCCATCAACAAACGCTTGTTCATTTTGATGTTTGATTGCTGCCTTGTTAATTACAGTGGTCATTACGCTGTCTCCTCTTCCCAGTCAAAGTATTCATCACGGTCCTCATATGCTAATACAACCTGATTGATTGCTTTGTCTGTCCACAGTTCAATTGCTTCACTCCAACACCAATCGCCTGTGAAATTTTGCTGGATGATATCTGCGTGGATTTGATATGCAGGTGTGTGTGCCTGACTGTCTGAAGTGCCCCAATCCATAATGCGTTCGCAGATGTTTAGGTCATTGTCAAACCATTTTGCTAATTGTGTCATCACGCTGTCTCCTCTAAATGTTTAATATAATGTTGATACGCTTCTTGCATAAGAAGGTCTTCATCTGTGATTTCTCTTTCTTTGTTGGTGCTATAATACCAACCCATTCCTGAACTCGCATCTTTTAGCCATTCTATCTTATCTTTAGTATCCATTACGCTGTCTCCTAACGTATTTGTTTATATTTATACTACAAGCGTTATATTAGACGAATTTGGGCCCGTTGTCAACCAGGCGTGTAAGTTATTGATTTTGCAGTCAAAAAAAAGCCCTGCAGTTAGATTACAGGGCCCTAAAAACCTTGTGGGTTTTTGATACATAAGAAGTTTTGAATTGTTGAAGCGAACAATTCTAACAGCCCAACATCATTGTTGAACTGCTATTAGTAATTATACTGATTTTGTCCCATTAGTCAAACAAAATGGACAAATTGCTTTGTCCACCTTGCCCTGCTCAACGGATACAAACACACTTAGGTTTAGAATGGCTATCACAACCCAGTGTAAAGTTATTTATTCTACGATGTATTCTTGTGTGCTGTTAGGCCATCTCAACAACACGTAGGTAGCAACTCGTTCTGGCACCCAAAAGTGATATTCAACTGTTATCCATTCCAAGTCGTCATTTCGGGGTCTAATAGTTCTCATTCGATAACCCTGCTCCTTTAACCAAGCAATTTCTTCACATAGGATATATTCGCTAGGATCCCTTTCATCAAGTTCAAATTGTTTTCTCAGAAAGATTTGACTATACTGTAATCGTTTTAATTTTGTTTTTTTCTTAGTCATGATTTTGTTTATTCCTTATCAACTTAATGAGATCACTACGTGATCTTTGATATCAAAAAACTTCGTTTTTTTCATCAATCGCCTTCTTGATAAAACGTGTTTTTCGAGACATAGCGAAGCGAATGTCTTTCACTCTTCATGCGGAGTCACGACGTTGCAGTCAGACGGAACCTATTAAAGGTCCCATCTGTCTTCATGCTGGAGTGTCCAATACAGCCTAGACTGGAAGTAGGTATTTTGTTTATACACTCTAGCACAGGATCTCTTGCTCACTCCCCACCTACCAAGGCAACACATAATGTGTCGATGAATTCGTTACCGCTATACTTCATCTGTTCGTGCTACTAAGTGTTTTCGTATGTGACATGCATACTATAACAAAACGTTGCGTATCCTTGTTCTCACGCTCTGACTCTCTTCCATCTTTCAGGATAGTTGGATTTACCAACGGGAGTGTTTCATTATGTTTCGTGTGTCCTTCTCAGGGGACCTTTTCCACAGCAGTATCATAACCGGCCTGCTAACCTTGTGTGTCTTTTTACTCTTTATATTTATATATCATTAACGCAACTTCATTAAAATTAAACAGTTTGAAATAGACGTTGATAATTTGTTTGTTTTAAAAACGCTTGCTTCTTGTCAATCAAATCATATATTGACTGCAACTCATCCATATCAATATTGTCTATAACAGCTTGTGGTTTGCTGTCTGCTGTTATAACTGGCAATCCATCACTGCTGGTTCTTTTGGTTAAACGCAAACCATCATAGACTGCTAAAGGATTGCTTTTTGATAAGATATTTTGCCACCCTGATTTCTTATAATTCTGCATTGATTCGTCCACATCACAATGAAATAGTTCTGTGGTGTAATCATCATTAACCTGCATGAATGTTAAACGCCAATAGGGGCGTCCAGTCAATTTGCTTTGTTGATTATAATCAATACCGACCAATAGATAACGGTTGTTGGACGATTGTTTAGTTGCCATTTTGTTTCTCCTCATTTGTATTTATATAAGTTGTCAGAAATTCAGTTTCTTTGTCACTACAAATACCATAAGTCACAATCTTGTTTTGTATTTGACGTGCAATAGTGTGAGTATTGCTTTTTGGGTCAGTTAAACCACGGATTGTTGTCTTAAAAGGGTCCATACACGTAATTATACGGCAATTGCGTGGAAATATCAAACAGTTTGGGGAGAATGGATGGGGCAATAGCAACATATTGGGAATATGAGCTATAAGGAATTAAAATGGCATTAGTAATTAACACCCCATCCATAATTATTTATGCTTCAGGCCAGGGCAACCATTTATATAAGGATTTAACTCCACGTTTAGCACGTTCTGCTTCAGGCTGATTCCAGCCATATTTTTGTTGTATGTCTCGGACAGGATTTAGTCTGCAGAATTGTATTTGTTCTTCACTATACTTGTAATTTCTATTTTGTTTTTTGGGTGGGTATTCTTTGCCTATAATCCAACCGCCCCTTATGTGTTTTCTGCGATTATCTTGTTTCATCTTTTGAAGTTTTTCGTGTTGTGTGCCTTCTTCAATATGATCTATATTCATGCACCAACGATTATGACACGTGTGATTGGCTTGATGGTCTGGCAAAATTTCCCTGCCTAATTTTACCATAAGTAGCACACGAGTAGCAAGTATCATCTTGCTTTTTGTCCAGTTGCCTATGGCTTTGAATCCCATAAAAGGATATCCAATATTGTTGGTTGTGCCGTGCCATTGACGACAACCGTTATCATCAGGTTCGCCAATGTGCTTATACAACAATTTTAAATTTACTGCTCTTCGTCCATCACCAATTGGTGTGTATGTGATATTTTTGTGTGCGCCCATAATTTATCTGCCATTTCTTTAGTCTATAAACATATTTATATTAGACTATCGCAGGTGCTATAAATCTTGAAGATAACGTTGTGAATTGTATCTTAAACTATTGGCTTGTGTGGGTGTAAGACCGTATTTTTTTATGATCTTTTGTTGACTTGCATTAGCAATCCATATGCGTTCACCCTTTGTATAGCGAACACCACTACTGCGTTTACTACCTGGAAGTCGTCGAGTTTCGTGTTTTATTACCTTACCTACTAGATCGTCGATACGATATTGTCTGCCATCGTCCAGCACGATATAAGCAAAATCATCTTTGGTTTTGATTTTACCGTCCTTCATCTTAATAATTTCTGGTGGTGCAGGGGCCATACAGTATTTACGGCAATTTTGTTTTTGGATTTATTTACTGCGTTTGGTTACGCCCATGCGTGATTTGACACCTTGGTTTTTAAGGTGGCGTTGTGCAATACGCATGCCGCTGTTGAAACTAGCGCTTGAACGTGTTAATGCTCTACCACCACCTTTGGCGTAACGATATCCTGCTCTATGTCCGCCACAATCACCTGTGCAATTTGCTCCGTAATATGTGCCTTTTTTAGCTGCCATGTCTACTCCGTGGGGTTGGTTATTTCTGGTAGTGCCGCTTGAAATGCACTCCAAACTGTTTGGTAAGCATAAGGTCTATTATCTGCACTGATATCTGTTCTATAGGTATCTACATAATGGTTAGTTAATCTTTGAACTTCATCTTGACTACTGGTGTCAGCATCACCAAAATTGATGTCTTCCCAATCTTGGATAAGGCAAACAACATAACTTTGGAAACTGTCTAGTGCAATCATTCTTGTCTTTAAGTCTGCATTTGAAATCATTGTGTTAGGTCCTTATGTGCTGGTATTGTCGTCATCAGTGTTGCTGTCTAAATGCAATAGTAAAACTGTATCAGTTTCGTTAACTAATGCACTAGTAGACGGAACAAAGTCAGCGGTATATAGAGCACTGCGTGTTAATCTTACATCATCAATCCAACCTTTAAATCTATTGGTTTCGCCTGATGCTGGACTATTACCAAGCCAAAGTCTCGGTGGGGTGTTGCCTGTAGTTTGAACTAGTGTTCTGTTGTCTGTTCCTGATGTAGGGAATGTTTGACTGCCTTCTTCCCCATTGATAAATCCTCGCATTACGCCACTAGATCTACATACAGCAATATGTTGCCATTGGCTTGTTTGTATTGTTGATGTAAATGTTCCAAATTGAACATAGCTTACACCACCACTACCATTAGGAATATAACAACTAACGTAATCTCCATTTACACCACCTGATTTAATCATTACTGCTATACAGAAGTCACCACCACCTAGACCACTAGGATTGGTTGTGCCAATGTCATCCATTAATATCAGTAAGGGACGGCTGTCACCTGCAAGATTAAATGGATATACCCAAAACTCTACAGTAAAATCATCTCCAGACTCAATCTGAAAATCAGTGTGTGCTTCAGTAAAGGTATTTTTGTAATCAGCCAATTCGTTCAATAGACTGGCACTGCCAAATTTGTAAGTGCCGGTATCATAACTATGATCTGTTCCCAGTGTTACTGTTTTAGCAGTTCTACTGAAACCTTCATCAACTGGGTTGGAATTGTATAGTCCTAGTCTACCGGCTCCTAACATATTATGCGTATCCTTTGACTAACGAAGCAAGATAGTTTGTGCCATCATATGTGACTGATATGGTATCAATACTGCTGCCTGCGGTGCTGAGTGTCTTGCTGGCTCCAGCAAATTTCCAGTCACTGCTGAGTGTGTGGCTACCTGTTCCATCTTGTGTTAATACCAGTGTTATGGATTGACCTGTATTCCAATTGCTGACATTGTTAGCCCAAAGTGTAACATCACCGGTAAGTGTGTATGTCTGTATTGGTCCCAAGTTAGCATCAATTGAAATATCACCAGTGGTATTACCGTAGTCAATAACCTTTTCTCTTGTGGTTTCTATAATGGCATCTTTAATATAATTGCCATTTAGTGTGACATTACTGGTAAAACTGCTTGTGGCAGTAGGTGCTGTTGTTTGCACGGTGCCATCTGGGAATGTTATACCAACGTTACTGAAGTTATACAGTTTGCCACCTAGGGTGTCGCTATCTCTTACTCTTAAGACAACATTGCCCCAAGTATCAGTAATCGCTCCTTGTGTTCCGTTAACATTAGCATTTCCCACATAAGGTAAACTGGTTGTTCCAGCAACAAACACACCTGCTGATGTCTTATCGTCATATGGATTGCCAGCCATGAAACCAACTTTACCACTGTCCACACCAGCATTGGTGCTGTCAACAACACCAAAGATGGGTCCATCATAACTTGCCATTCCGATATAAGCACCATTGGCACCTAAGAATGCAATAGTGTCGCCATCTAATTGCTTGTAGCCACTATATGTTTGCCACATATCACCACTAGCGGCTGTTGATTGTCTTGTGCCATCTGGGAATGTTAGACCAATGTTACTGAAGTTATAAACTTTAGCACCATCAATTGGCGAATCTGTAACTTTGATATAAGCATTACCATAGGTATCAACTATGTGGCCTTGGCTACCTACAACACTAGAAACTGTTTCGAATGGCAAATCACTAGGATCACCTACATAAAAACCGTTTTCTAATTTAGCATTATATACATTACCAGCCAAAAATCCTACCTTACCAGACTGTAATCCTCCACTCCAGGCGGAATTTGCGTAACCCATTAATGGGCCTGCATAGCCAGCGGCTCCAAAATATCCTGCTTGTGATGCTAACCAAATAATAGAGTCAGCATCTATCTGCTTGGTTCCCTGTCCTGTGAAATCAGCGAATGTGGGTTCACCTGCTGTGTTTTGTATTGTGCCATCTGGGAATCTTAAACCAACATTTGAGAATTCGTATCTGTTGTCTCCTCTGGTGTGAACATGCACATTGCCGTAGGTATCATTAAATGGGTTAGTCCAGTTAGTGGTGTTGCCTGTAAGCGGTAAGTCTCTAAGACTTGGAACAAAAACTCCTGGATTGTCGTTGTATAGGTTGCCTGCTGGTGCAAAGGTGCTGGCCATACTTTGCAACGACACCATTTCGCCTGAATCCAAATAGCTTGGGGAACTTGTGCTAGTGCTAACTCCAATTAATGCACCCTGATAATTTGCATCTGCGATATACTGTCCTTGACCAACATTGGCTACAAGAGCACCGCCCGTGTATTTTATCTGCACATAGGAACCTAGGTCGTATAATGTTCCACTGTTGAATGTATCACTACCACTACCAAACGATGCATTAGCATAGGTTTGGAATGATCCCACATTAGCATCCAATGTATTTAAATCACCAGTAATGGTTGTGAGATCTGTTGCTGTGGTTTGTAGTGTTCCATCCGGGAATCTTAAACCAACATTACCAAACTCGTAACGTGCATCCTCTCTACCAACAATGTAGACGTTGCCAAATGTATCAGTCCACGGTGTTGTGTAATTGGTTGTATTGGCAGTAAATGGCAAGTCTCTTAGACTTGGAACAATAATACTTGGGTTGTCGTTATAGGTATTGCCTACGCTGGCATAACCTCCATGTGATTGAATACCCATCCATTCACCACTATCAATGTATGCTGGTGCGTCTGTTGAGGTCATCTTGGCAAACATTGTGCCACCATAGAAGTTGTCTGCGATATAGATGCCCTTGCCAACATTGGCTTCAAGACTTAGACTGGTGCCTTTGATTTGAACAAAGCCGCCTAGGTCGTATAATATTCCACTGTTGAATGTATCACTACCACCACCACCTGTGTCTACATTAGCCCATGCACTACCATTCCAACCTTGGAAACTGCTGGTTGCAGTATTGTATCTAAATTCATCGTTTGTTAGTGTGCCTGTGATATAACCACTGCCCACTGTGCTGTTACCTGAACGGAACACAACACCTAAGAACTGACTGGCTTCATCACTTGCTGTAGGTCTAGTATTGGTATAACCACCTGCAGAATCAAGATAGATTGCATCACCTTCTGAGAAACTGCTGGTATCTACACCTTTGATCTCACCTAAGATCAACATACGACCTTCTGCGTCGTCTGCTATGTTTTCATCTAGAACACCGATAGCAGGAGATTTAGTAGGATCATCAGAGCGAGCAGGAGCAACAGTGGGAGAGTTGCCTGCCATGCCTGTTTGATATACTGGCGTGCCTTTGTCAATTTGGCTGCCTGTTTCGTTTTTAACTGTTTCATAAATTGTTTTAGCATTGACACGATCTGTCCAAGCAGTATCGTAATCTGTTGCTGACTCCTTAACGATATATTCACCTGTGTTGCCACCTGCTGGGACACCCGGACCTGTAACACCTGTTGCTCCGACATCGCCTGTTAGACCAGTTGCACCAGTGGCTCCTACTGCTCCATCAGCACCTGCAGGACCTGTTTCGCCTTGTATGCCTTGCGGACCTGTAGCACCTGTAGCACCTACTGGGCCTGTGGCACCAACTGCTCCTGTATCACCAGTTTCACCTTGTATGCCTTGTATGCCTTGTGGGCCCGTTGCACCAGTTGCTCCAACTGCTCCTGTATCACCAGTTTCACCTTGTATGCCTTGTATGCCTTGTGGGCCCGTTGCACCAGTTGCTCCTACTGCTCCTGTATCACCAACATCACCACTGCCTGCAAAAGTAGCCATAAACAAACTGGTATCACTAGGATTAACACTACCATTGCTTAATATTTCTGCGTCTACTGTGAAATAACTTAGGTGAATATTACCTGAATAGGTATTGTATGTGGGTGTGCCTGTTACTCTAAAACTATAACTCTTACCATTGGCTGTGCCGCTTTGTGCTGATAAGGTTAATATACCTCTGTCATCAGTAGCACCTGAATTGCTAATTGTGCTCCATAATCCATACTGTGGTGATAGATATCTATCACTGTAAGGTATGCTTAACTCAACGGCTGTGCCTGGAACAATATCTGCCAACACGCCAGCATTACTTCTAAATTGTCCTACGGTTGAAATCTGTGCTGATGTATTAGTTGACCATTGAAGCGGAATGCCCGCCCCATCAATACCATTTACACCTGCGGCTCCTGTAAGTCCAGTTGCACCAGTAGCACCGACTGCTCCTGTATCACCAGTATCGCCCTGTAGGCCCTGTGGGCCTGTAACTCCAGTTGCACCTACATCACCCTGAATGCCTTGGGGTCCTGTTGCACCAGTTGCTCCTACTGGACCTGTTGCTCCAGTTGCTCCAGTTAGTCCTGTGTCTCCTTGGGGACCTGTTGGACCCACAATCTGTCCTGCATCATACCAAGCACTGCCGTTCCATATGTAAAGATTACCATCAGTATCAACAATATAAGCATCATTAACTGTGTTGCCTGAACTGGGTAAATCACCCACAGTAGCCACACTACCTTGTAGTGTAAGACTAACACCTTGGGGGCCTGTGGCACCTGTGGCGCCAACTGCTCCTGTATCACCAGTATCACCTTGAATGCCTTGTGCACCAGTAGCACCTACCGGGCCTGTGGCTCCAGTTGCTCCTGTGTTTCCTTGTGGGCCCGTTGCACCTGTAGCACCTACTGGGCCTGTGGCTCCAGTTGCTCCTACGGGTCCTGTTGCACCTGAGGGTCCTGTGACTGCTACGCTGTTATAACTAACGGTTAATGGATAGGCATCACTTGTAACACTTAAATTAGATTGTGTGGATCCACTTACACTTACGTTTGGTTGGTATTCTGTAATAGTAACAATATTAGCCATTTGTGTCTCCTTATGATGCCAATGTCAGTGCGGTATAACCTCCATCGGATATTGGATCCCCAACGGCTACGTCAGGTTCCCAAGCATTAATTAACGCCCATCTATGCGAATTAATTTGTGAAGGAGTGCTATCATCTTCCCAAGTTACACTAACAACAGTGATTGGGACATTTACTCTTGCATCTGGTATAATGGGACCAGTATACATGTTTGCAGGGAAATACACATGCACAATACCATTAGTAGCATCTGTAATTACAGGAGCATCGCCACCTGTAAGTTCTACCTTTGCGAAACTGCCAATAACAGTAGAATTGTTAAAGTTAGGCTGACCACTTGATCTATTGAAAGCAACTGTGTCTACCACAATGGTTTGATAGTCTGCGGATATCGTCCAATCTGTGATATCTCTATCAAAATCATATCGTAAAGTTTTTTGGTTGCTGGGAAAGATTTGTTCAACTTTTACTTGGTCGGGTCCGCCAATGTATTGTTGGAAATTTAAAACACCTGCCATGATAGCACTCCTCTGGGAATTTGGCTGGACACTAAGGCACCCAGCATATTGTTATTTATTTTTCGTGCGAAAGGGAAATACGAGTAGATTCTGTTACTGTGCCAGTGTATCCTAACTGTTGTAGTATTTCAGTAATCCTATCGTAGTCGAGATTTTTGAACAACAATCTAAGTTCATTAAATTGTTCATAGGTAATAACCAATTGCCAATCACCTATAATTATTTTAGCTTGTGATGCCATGTTAAGTCCTTACGTAACTATAAACGTTCCAACTGATATCAAAACTAGCATTGGCGGCGGGAATGGAAGCGGTTTGTTGAACATAGCTGAATTCTAAATAATATGTTGTTCCTGTTGATAAGGTCGCTTGGTTTGTTAGCACAAAGTCAGTCCAGAAAAAAGCACCAACGCCTCCACTTCCAGCCGATGTTACAACACTACCACCAAGAGAAGCATAATTGCCTGTGGCAATAGTGAATGCAACACTAACTGTGTCATTGTTCTCACTCCAATACGATCCTCTACCTCCTTGAGCACCACTACTATTCTGGTCAATGATTGCATCTAACTTATAGCCACCTGCAAAAGGTGCTGTAAAAGTAGTCTGATACATAACCGCCCCGGCTGTTTGCCCCAGTCCTGATTGTGTTGTAGTGCCTGCACTAGCACTAATCATAGCACCGTCCAGCACACCACCACTTAAATTGTTGCTGATAGTCTGTATATTACCTGCATCTTCTAAGATATCATATCCAGTGTCTGTGTCAAAGATATCAAATATTTCTCCAAACACACTACCGGCTCCAGTATTGCCTGAGAATATACCATCTATTCCTTGCAACAATCCTAATACTCCAACACCTGCCAATAACGCACCTGTTCCATTATCATCTTGTGCCGCTTCTGTGTTCTGATTGATAGCGTTAGTGGTCTGCACAGGTGTATACACAAAATTGGTTGAACTGCTAAAGGGGCCAACTGTTGTGCCATTCTTACCTCTAGTCTTGACTGCAAGATTACCTGAAGTAATACTACTAACCGTTGTGGTTAGATTAACATCTGTGCCAAATGCAAATACATTGGCACTGCCTAAAGGTTTAACCGTGCTTATAAGATTGTATGTTCTAAGTTCTTCGCTTAGTTCAGGTTGTTTACTATACCAAAATTCCATACCATCTACAACACCAGTTGGTGCTGTTGATTCTAAGAATACACGTGGATGGCTATCACGTTCTATTTTGGTTATGGTCGGTGTGCCTGGAATGCCAATATTACCAATGGTATTGATACCATTTTGTATTGACCTTTCATATCTAAATAGGTCATCTGTTGAATAAACATCATCGCTATATTCTATGGCTGTGATTTCAATATCTATACCACCGCCATCATCATCTGTTTCTGTTAATTCAACAATCCTAAAATATTTGTTAGTGAATTCATATACATTATTAGTAATATCAATAATATCGCCTGCTTTTAAGTGTATACAACTATAATCTGTTCTAAATCTAACAACCTTGTCAAGTCTATTCTGTTGTAGTTCTACATAACCAAGATATTCTGCTTGCACGGGGTCATTGATGCAATCAAATTGTAATTGTAGCCTATTGTCAGGCTCGTTAACATTTCTGTCTGCGTCTGGTATTGTGACACTTACGAAGTCAAGTTGATCATTTAGATCAACATGTGGAAATTCCACTGACACACTATTATATAATTCTGTTAAGCCAGTGCTGGATACTGAGATGGGACCAATGATATTGCCATCACCAAAACTCTGCACACTGGGCCCAGCTTTGTTGATAACCACACTCCACTTGCCATCATTTACATCATAACTCAAGAACGAACCTGCGGCACTACAAAGTGTTTCTATATTTTCAAGAACTGGTCTATTGGTGTCTATAACACCATTGATGCGATATCTGTAAGGTAATGAACTGGTTCCCATTTTAGAATCCTAAGTTATAAAGTATTGTTGGAGTATAATCATATGTCCAGGTAGGAACGCCTCCCACGTCTTTCCAATACCACATTCTGTATTTCACAAACAGTTTTAAATTTGTCATACCAATATTGGGCACTTCGCCTCTAAACCACCAATACATATTATATTGTGTGTCTTGGTCTTGCCAACCTGTATTGGGCACAATACTATCACTATGGCTAGCATAACCGTGTAGGTGTGCTTCTGTTCCACCACTGGCGTATGTTCCACCACTACCACCTACCCAAGTAGGATCTCCACCTGGGCTCCATTTGTAATCATGTCCATCCCATAGCCAACCTGTTTGATTACTTTCGAATGGCGGAATATCCCCAGTGTTTGATGTGTTGGTTAGTCCGTGCTGGACTTTAGGGCTGGCATTGGCTAAAACATTCCATAAATTAGTTGATGTGACATCAACATTACTCCAATTCTGCGTCCACGCTGTTCTTCCAAAATCACTAATAGTTTCTGGCCATTCTTTGTAAATTAAATTGCCAGTATATATGGCGGTATTGGCACCAGTCTGTAGCATACCATAACGATAAGGTAATATGACTTTATGATAGAATGGGAATGCCTGATTGTGATCTATAACAGGAGTATATCTTGCTGTGCTTAGTCCAAGACTATAACCATCTCCCTGATCATTCATTGTGGTGCCATACTCCTGTATGCCATCACTGTCAGTCCATCCAAGATAACTGGTTCCACGTGAAGTGAAATCGTGTGGCGTGCCATTAGCAAAATCAATCTTATCCTGCACGTATCTTGCTCTTGCCACTGTTTGTGTTAGTCCAACATCAACATTTGAACGTGCAATGTTAGCATACAGTAGCACAGCCTCTTCTCTTCTATTGGCATAGAAAGGCACGGCTTGTCCTGCATCAATATATCTATTCTGTATTCTAATGGCTGTGTAATCAAATTCTGTTTCATTATCCCAACTGATGCTGTCAGTAATTGTTTCTATATTGTCTGCATACCAATTAGGTGAACTATAACTACCCTGTATCTGTGGCTCGATGTTCTGGGAATAAATCTGGTTAGAAAGATGATTACTTGGATTTCTAGCCCACAATTGAACATTGGCTGTGTCACCACCTTCAATACCTGGTGAATCCAAATAGGTCTGTGCCTGTAGGTATACTGTGGTATTACCATATACAGTTAAGATATTACTATAACTGGCGTCTGTGCCTTGGACTGTGGTTCCTAGTTCATGTATAGCATAGGTATTGCTGTCAGTTGTGTAGAAGCCAGCATCCAGTTGTGGATTGTATGTTGTTGGGCTTCCGTTAAGACTAAAACTGGTTGATACCTGATTGGCTGTTTGCTCAAACCCTTCGCCACCCTGTAGATTTTGTGTTCTTGTTTGAGTATATGTGATAGTGCTGTTGTCAAATGTCCAATTCCAGGGGTAAAAATTCAAATTGCCAAATATATTATTCCAACCAAATGCTGTTGTGGTTAGTGAATATGTT